GCAGGTACATGAGTCTTCCATTGACCCGTGTACCTGGTCTCAACTGATTCTAAATCAACGAGAAAAATTGTCATTTCTGTTGTACTGTGGACGAGGGTTCTTGCCTAGATAAGGCTTGCGTTCACCGTTCCATGGACGCTTTGGTTTCTGCGACCACTCAAAGTCACGAAAGACCTTCGAGTTACGGTTGTACAAATCTGCCTCATTGAAAGGCAGTAGATTGAACCTGCAAAAATCATGCAGTGCCTCGAGATCGT